ACGATTTATAACATTTTTAGCCAATTCGGCGCTATTACTAGCTGCCATAGCATTAAAGAAAGCGCGTGTCGGATGAAGTGTTAAAACATCGATTATAGCATTACGAGTATGAAGTCTAGAAAGTGTCTGATAATTAGATACTTTCCTTGCTTCTGACCTTGCGCGTCTATATTCTCTATTTTCGTTTCTAGACATTCCAGACTGAGCTGATTTTTCAGCACGCAACTGATTCTTCTGAAGTTTTTCTTCAAATCTTTGTGCAGCTCTCTCGATTCTAGCTTGTCTTCTCTGATTACTAGCTTCAAGTCTAGCAAGTCTTATATAATCTTTTGTGTCCTGCTTTTCACGCTGAAGTGCGAGTTTATCAATTTTTTCCTGCACTTTTGCACTTGTTGTGCCAGAGGATATTTCTGCCTGCTGCTTTCTCAAAATTCCTCTATCTACTTTATACTTTTCAGTTCTAAGACTTCTATTACGAGAACTCTCTGTAACCTCATCGTAAGTTTTGGCTGCTTTTTTCACTTTATCACCGAAAGACTCTTTATCTTTCTGGTTAGAGTGGTCGTCTCTTATGCCATCTCCGTCACCGTCACCATAAGTAAATCTTCCTGATTTCTTGTCATGATTACGGTTATAATGAACCAAATAATCTGGATAACCCATTTTGAATCCTCCTTATCCTTTAAACGCATTAATAATTGACATAACTGTCGCAAAACCCTGAGCACTATTTAACGCAAAATCATTTACACCCTTAACTATTTCCCAACCTTTATTTACCTGTGGAGGATTAAAGTATTCATCATATCGACGTTCCATCTGCTCTCTATCTAAAATTGCTCTTAATTCTGAGTCAGACATCTCTGAAAGATCAAATCGTGCGCCCTTTTTAGGTTTATTAAACATATCAATGATATTGTTAGATGCTTTTGCGCCTTTGGCAAGTGATTCGGCCATGTCCTGATAACCTTTTGAATCGTCACGAATCCATCTTGATACATCAGCGACTGCTTCCGGATCAATTCGGTTATCTTTCTTTTTTGCATTGTTCACAGATTCTTCATAAGCCAATCGTCTCTTACCAGCGGGAGTATATTCAATTGTTTTATTGCCTTCGCTATCCGTTTTAGTATACTGGTATCTATTCTTATATGAATAAGATGAATCGTCGGATTTTAAACCAAAATCGTAATTAGAACCATATTTATTATAATCATAACTAGTTTTGGCACCTTTATATAACTCATCATCTTTAAAGAACGGAGCAGGAGCATATTTTCCACTATTACTATATCTCCAAGGATTGCCTTTGTCATTTGGATCATAAATGACATCATGTTTAAGGAATCCACCATCAGTGTACTTAATCTTCATCATCGTCCTCCTCTTCTAATTCTGGATCTACTAATACATTTATTCGCCATTCCAGTTCAGCAAGTTTCTTACCGAGTTCTTCAGCAAGAGGACCAGTACTAGGAGGGTCAAATAAAGTTTTCACTTTTTTAGGAACATAACTTTTTACCATATTCAATCTGGCATCATCCGGAATAAAATCAGTCCACTCGGCCGTGTCGTCACTAATAGAAAAACCCTTTTTAGGTCCCACTCCTAACTGCGTTAAGATTGAAAATGCAGTATTAGTATGCATGATTATCTCTTGATCGAAATAGTCATCTTCTGAACTAATGTTCAAATCTTTCTTGACATCTTCAAGAATACTCATTTTGAATTTTTACCTCCTATTAGTGTTTCCACGGACATGTATCATTTGGTGTTCTTACTACTGGCTCACCTACCAGTAATCTTTCATCCCCATAATGTATTGCCTGATGTGTATTGTGTGTAGTGCAAATTAGAAACTCCGGATCGAGAAGGTATTCAGTGCTTTCTTCAATGTCGTGCGCCAGTATAGGGTTGATGTGGTGAATAATTATATGATTACTGATCTCTCGACCTAAAATCCCTAAATCGCATCCGGAGTCACGTACTATGACGTGGGTTCTAATTTGCTTCCACTCCGAAGACTGATAAAATCTTTGATTCATCCACCTGTCAAATCCATAGGTTTCCTCTCCGACATGACCCGATAGTTTCAAATAATTAAATCGTTCTTCGAAAGTCGTAAACTTGATTAATTCGGAATAAGTTTTAATCATCTTGTTCCTCATTTCCGTAGCCACCATAATTTCTCATAGCAGCTATAGCATTCGTATAGAGTTCTTCGACTCTTTCCTGAGACTCTAATGCTTTTGTTTTTGCTTTAAGTAATTCGTTCTCAAGTTTTAATTGTTCTTTCTCGTATTGTGCTGTTGTTGCACCGAGCTTTAAATAATGTGTAATTACCTGTGCAGAGGCAGTTCCTTCCATCAATTGTTTTTCGGCAAGATCTACTGCAAGAGCTATCATCTGATTTTCTCTAGCTTCAGGAGTCAAAGCCGGCCGCATTTTTTTAGCTGGTTCCGAAGTGCTCTGCTTCTTAACTCTTGGCATAAAACGAACTGCCTCCTTTCCATTTTGAATTTTTCATAGCACTTAAAAATACTCACAAGACTAATTAACCCTAATATATCTGAAAGGAGATAATGAAAAGGAACACATCTTCATTAACTTGTCCTGTGAGCATATCTAAGCACTATGAGTTTGTAGAAGGGACTCTGAGCGGCTTAAACCCAGAGCCCCACCACAAGAGGTTTATATATGGAAGTAGATTATCGGCTTAAATCTTCGATTGTCTTACGATAATTTTCTCTCTCCTGTTCGGTTCGAGCATTATTCATCATAGATCTAAGATTTGCAATCATTTCATCATTTCCATGTCTGCTATATCCGTCATCTCGACTTGTATAGCGACCCATAGAATCACGACCTCTACGATAAGAATATCCGTCGTCTCTAGAATTATTATTCATAGCACGAGTATTAGCATAGTCATCTTCATAACCACGGGAATACTCTCTAGCATATTCTCTAGACCAACCCTGTTCCTCGGCGTTCTTCATAGCCTCAACAGTTTTGATATCTTTTACGATATCGATCATTTTATACATATTATCGAGATCGACTGTCGTGAGTTCCTGTTTTTTATAAAGCAATTCAAGCTCATCTTCCATCTTGTCACAAAGCTTATATAAAATATTCATTTTGAATTCCTCCTTCCCTTAAGCTATTCTCTTAATTGAGAAACTTCCGTCTATAACATTAATAGTCGGAGTCGGGACTGTAGTACCATCTGTAACACCACTTACATATTCTACTGATGCTGTAAAGCAGCAACAACTAGGAACATCCACTGTTGCTCTGCTTGTTACATTACCGTATTCGTCGACAGCAGCAGGAGTGTAGATTGCTCTACTACCCTGTTCTGCTTCGCCCTGAATAATTATAGCTGTAGCTATAGGAGTTACTGCACCACCTGTAGGAATTGCAATATTGCCTGTGAACTCGATTTCATATCGAGCAAAACAACCGTTTCCTCTTCCGCGCAGAGTAAAAATACCTGATCCTGATGAGTGAATTACATTGCCATTAGGACAGCGTATAGAATCAAGAAACGGAATAGGTGAGTTAAGTGAAACTACCTCAACCGAATCTCTTGTTAAATATTCTGCCATAGGAGTCACCTCTTACATTCCGCAACCACAACCGGGGTTCTGATTGCAAGTAAAGATAGGTGTTCTACCATAAACCGGCATAGAGGGAACAGGACAATTAGAAAGTCTGTTGTAAAGAGCATCAACTTCATCGCTGAAACCCTTCTGAAGAATTGCATTGTTCTGTGCAGAAACGAGCTGTCTCTCGAGATCTGCAATCTTTTCGTTCTTGGCATCGATCTTATCCTGGCAGAGCTGATCCTTAATAGACTGAATTCCACCATTAATAGTGCCAAGAAGTGCCTGTGTATTCTGGGAATCTGCTGTTCTTGTAGTACATGCTTCACGAGCAATATCAGCTCCCAAATTAGCCGTAGCCAAACGATTCTCGCAGCAGCAGTTTGCAAGCTGAGATGAAACGCCATTAAGTGCTGTAGTGATTGCGGTTGTATCAGCAAATCTCTGATTCATAGCATCAATAGTTCTGTTACATCCAGCAACTTCAGCATTAGCAAAACCTGTGGTGATAGCTGACTGTATGCCAGAAAGCTGTCCTGCAACACCTGCATTATCAAAGCCTCTGTTAACATCGTTCTGCGTCTGTGTGTTCCAGAGATAGGGCATCACACCATCACCACCGAAACCGCCACCAAATCCGCCGTTGTTCCATCCGCCAGCGAACAAAAGGAGCAGAAGAATCCACCAGCCGTCGCCCCAGCCATTACCGAAGCCACAACCACCGTTGCCACCGTACATCGGAGCTACGGGCATTACCATGTTGTCTGTACCATTAGAAATCATGCGATTTCCTCCTTCATTAAAAATTTATTCTATCGTTGCAACTAAATAGAAACAAATTATGATTAGAGACTTACTCGAAAGCGTCTCTGTTTAATTTATAAGCAATATAAGCATCCATCATTGCCGCAACAGCATCGATTTTCTGTTCATATCGCTTCTTGAAAAGTTTTCTATTACCATTTGTATCTTCGAGTGTGATACAGTTTCCCATAGCAAAAGACATTAACTGTTCATCAAACAATAACATTCTGTCTTCTGCCAAATCTTTAAGTTCACCTAAAGGAACTGACTCAGTTTTAGCACCCTGAATGACTTTTTCTATACCGAAAGGACCATTCTCTCCTTCCCATCTAGCTATAAAGTCTTTAGCATTATAAGGGTCATAACCAATACATCTTACATCGTAATCTCTATCGATTATATGTTTATCGAGGTCTTCATAAACCTGCATCATATCTAAAACAGTTCCATCAAGAACCATTAAGCTTCCTTCCTGCATAAATTCATCGTACTTTACTCTCATAGCGGCGGGTAATTTAGATAAAGTACGTGAAGTTATGTAGTTTCTAGTTTTAATACCAAAAGTGCCATTAGAAAGCGGAAATAAAAATGTGAAAGCACAGAAGTCATCTCCCTGAGACAAGTCTGCACCAAGAGCACACGGCATTTGCCAGTAGTCTCTTTTTCTATGAGGTATCGTTTCTTCATATGTAAAGTAGTAGGTATAACCTTCCATAGGAATTCCGAATCTCTTAGCCAAAATATCATTTCGTACAGCAGGAACATTTTCGGCTCTTTCAACATCAAGCTGATATGTTTCGTAAGTTACTGTCTTACCGATATTAGGATTAGCTTTAATCCACATTTCAGGATTATTTACTTCCTCTATGTCATCGAGATTATACCACCAAATCGAGACATGAGGATTGATATACTCGCCTTTAAGTATATCTTCCAATTCCATTTTGATTGTGTCGCCTGCTCCGTTTCTAACAGTTCCTTCAGAAGACGTAGCTATAATCAGATAATCGTCAATTTTTGACGCACCCTGTTCTATAGCACCGATAACATCTTCTCTAATATCGCCAGAGAGCCACTCGTCAACTGTAGAAATCTTGTTTCTCAAACCCTGAAGTTTGTTAATTGTCATAGGTCTGATTTCAAGTAAAGAGCCTGTAAGGAAGTTTTCGATTCCTTTCTTAGTTGACGCAAGCTTAGTTCGATTAGCTTTTGAACCAGTTGTGTTTTGTAGCGAGCCTTCAGTAAGGAATTTAAACAAAGGACCCCTAGATCGCGTTATGGCAGTACGAATAGGAGACATGACTTCTTCAGCCTGCTTCATTGTAGGAGCAGTGGTTATTTGATGAGTTGTACTCGTGTCAACATTTAAGAAATAATCTTGGATACAAGATCCATACATTGACTTAGCGGCACCTCTGGCGACGATTAGATATTGCTTATTAATTAAGCGCTTTTTAATGTTTTTTCTAACATAATGACCACCGTGACCATCCGGATCTGGTTCATAGACACTTCGCTCTTCGAAATAATACCATCCAAAAACTTGTTCGGCCCAGAGCTTAAATGTATCTAGA